CTGGCGCCAGATCGCTTCAGCGCCTGCCGGTGGATGGCACGCGGCTGGAGCTACATCGACCCACTCAAAGATGCCCAGGCCGACAACCTGGCCATCCGCTCGGGCACCAAGACCCAGGCCCAGGTGGTGGCCGAGCAGGGCGGCGACCTGGAAGAGCTGCTGATCGCACGCAAGGCCGAGGTAGACCGGGCTGAAGAGCTTGATCTGCATTTCGACTCCAACCCCGCCGACGACATGCAAGGCGGCTCTGCCGAGTTTGCTGGAAGCGAAGGAACCGGAGTTCCTAGCCTGAGCCAAGATGAGGTGAGCAATGGACCTGATGCGTGACCTGGAGGGCCAGGCCCATCGCCGCGCGGCGTCGCTGGATGGCGCCGCCATCAGCAGCGAGGACCGCACGATGGAGTTCAGCTTCTCCAGCGAATACCCAGTGCAGCGCTATTACGGCAACGAAGTGCTGAGCCATGAACGCGGCTCCGTTGATCTGGGCCGCCTATCGGATGGCGCTCCGGTCCTGTTCAACCATGACCCTTCGCGCGTGATCGGCGTGGTCCAGCGTGCCTGGATCGACGACGAGAAGAAGCGCGGCATGGTGTCGGTCAAGTTCAGCCGTAATGCGTTTGCGCAGGAGGTGATGACCGACGTGGCCGATGGCGTTTTGCGCAATGTCTCGGTCGGCTATTCCATCGGCCAGATGGAAGAGCGCGGCGACAACTTCGTCGCCACTTCGTGGCAACCCTACGAAGTGTCCGTGGTCGGCATTCCTGCCGATCCAACCATTGGCATCGGGCGAAAGCTCGACACCGATGGAGCGGCCCCAGCCGCAACCCCGACCCCTTTACCTTCCCCTACTCCCATGGAAGACAACCTCAACATCGAGGCTGTGCGGGCGGAAGCGGCTGCACAAGCCGCCAACGCCGAGCGCACCCGCATCGCCAGCATTTCCGCCCTGACCGAGCGTCACGGCCTCAAGGATCTGGGCGCCACCCTGATCGAAAACGGCCGCAGCATCGACGAAGCCCGCGCCGCGGTGCTCGACAAGATCAGCGCCAAGCCTGTCGAAACCGTCAAGCCGGTTGAGATGGACCAGCGCGACACTGGCCGCTTCAACATCACCGCCGGCATCCGTGCCGCGCTGTCTGGCGACTGGAGCTCCTACGAAGCCGGCCTGGTGCGCGAGATGAGCGCCGAAGTGGCCAAGTCGATGGGTCGCGCCCCTTCGGCTGAGCGGGCCTTCTTCATCCCCTTCTCTGCTCTGACCCGGGCCACCTACGTCACCAGCGGCGCCACCACCGGCGGCAACCTGGTGCAAACCGATCTGCTTGATCAGGACTTCATCGAGTTCCTGCGCAACCGTTCGGTGATGCTCGCCGCAGGTGTACGCACCATGCCCGGCCTGCAGGGCAACGTGGCGATTCCCCGTCGTTCTGGTGTGGCAAGCACCTACTATTTGAGCTCGCAGACTAGCCAGGTGACGCAAAGTGAGAGCACTTTTGATCAAGTAACTCTCTCGCCGAAGAACCTGGCCGCGCTGTCCAAGTACAGCCGCCAGACCCTGCTGCAGGCCACTCCTGGCATCGAGCAGCTGGTGCGCACCGACCTGATCGACGGCATCAACGTCGCCATGGATCTGGGCATCCTCAACGGCTCTGGCTCCAGCGGCCAGCCCACCGGGATCATGCAGACCAGCGGCATCGGTTCGGTGGCGATCGGCACCAACGGTGGCGCGATCACCCTGGAAGCCCTGGTGAACTTGGAGACCGAGCTTAGTATTGATAACGTCGATGTCAACCGCGACTCGGTTAGCTACATCACCAACGCCAAGGTGATGGGCAACTTGAAGAAGCTCCGCGCCGGTGGTTCGTCCTCCAGCGATGGCCCCTTCCTGGTGAACGACAACCTGTTGGCCATCGGCCGCGGCGCCACCCCTTCGGTGGTGAACGGCTACGGCATCTATGTCACAAACCAGGTGCCCAGCACCCTGACCAAGGGCAGCACCAGCGGCACCTGCTCTGCTGTGCTGATCGGCGACTACAGCCAGGCCATCCTTGGCCTCTGGGGTAACGGCCTCGAGATCACCGTGGGCGAGGACTCCGATGACTTCTCCAAGGCGCTCACCAGCGTCCGAGGCATCGTGACCTACGACGTGGCAGTGCGCGATCCCAAGTGCTTCGCCGCCTGTCTTGACGTGACCACCAGCTGATAGGCGCTCAGGCTCCCAACCCTGACCGGGGCGGCATCTGCCGCCCCTTTCCCACATGAAGATCCTCGTCACCCGTAACACCATCGCCAGCGGCCAGGCCCTGGAGGCCGGCACCGTTCAGGACGTGTCCGACAACGACGCGGCGATCCTGGTGCGCCTGGGCAAGGCCACCACCGAGCTGCCGCCCGAGCCGAAGCCGACCCGCAAGACGAAGGCTGAAAGCTGATGGCCTTCACCGAGGATCTCTCCGTCTTCCTCGACCTCAACGGCTTCGGCGTCCCTGTGACTGCCGGGGCCGTTTCTGGCGTAGGGATCCTTGATCAGAACAGCGAGATCATCCTCGGCGGCGAGATCACAATCATCGATTATTTGCTGACCGTGCCCACGGCCACCTTCGGCGGCCTGGGCTATGGCTCTGTGATCACGGTCGATGGCACCGGCTACAGATGCGAAACCCAGCCGCAGCGCTTTGACGATGGCTCGTTTTGCCGCGTCGCCTTGGTGCCATTCACCGCAGCAGCCCGCTACATCGCCACATTGTCAGGCCTGGCGATTAAGGCCCGCGATGGCCGCGTCTTGGCCACTCGTCCCGGTTCCTAACCTGAGGCCATGCCAGATCTCGTCTTCATCTCTGATCTGACCAACGGGGGAACGTTGGACGGCACCGAGAGAGTGCCGATGGATAAAGGCGCGGCGACGGTTGACAGCACAACCCAGGAGATCGCCAACTTGGCTACAAAGGTCACCGTCGGGCTTTCAAATGTGGACAACACCAGCGACCTAAACAAGCCAGTCTCAACGGCAACCCAAGCGGCAATAAATGCAGCCGCTGCCACGTCTGGCGATTCAATCGTTTCCCTTGCCGCCGCCATGGCACTCATCTTCGGTTAATCACCATGAAAGGCCCCGTCCGCGACTCGTCCACGTTCAGCTTCAACGCCACCGCCAAGACAATCACGTTCTCGGCGCCGATCCCTGCCAGTCAGCAGCAGATCCTGGCGGTGCTGAACGTCACCCGTAACGCCTGGCTTTACCTCCCGGTGCAGGCGGCCTACGGCGGCACCTGGTCGTCTCCGGTGCTGACCGTGACGGCCTCGACCACCGGCCACGCCAACGGCGATGTGCTGCAGATCCTGGTGGATGACGGGCTGGCAACCACGGCAGTTGCGCCCAACGTCACCCGAGGCAGCGGGACGCTTGACGCCAACACCCAGCGGGTCACCCTGGCCACCGACGGCGCCACCGTGGCAGCGCTGGCCAGCATCGACAGCAAGACCCCGGCCAGCCCCGCAACTGCTGCCCTGCAGACCACCGGCAACACCAGCCTGAGCAGCATTGACGGCAAGCTGGCTGCCCTGCAATCTGGCGCCGTGCCGATCGGCGACAACAGCGGTAGCCTCACGATTGACGGCACTGCCTACGCCGCCACGGTGTCGTTCACTAGGCCCGCCAATACAACGGCCTACACCGCTGGCGATGTGATTGGAACCGGCGCCAGCAACGACGCCATCCACACCTTGAGCAGCATCGGCAGCAGCGGCGGCTATGTGGTGGTGCAGAGCATTGAGCTGGTCCTGGGGATCAGCGCGGTGCCGAGCGGCATGACATCGTTCCGGGTGCATTTCTACGACAGCTCACCAAATGCAGCGGCTGACAACAGCGTGTTTGATGTTGCCAGCGGCGACCGCGCCAAATACCTGGGCTACATCGACTTGCCTTCTCCGGTTGACTTGGGATCAACCTGCTTCACGCAGATTGACTACCCCGGCAAGTTGTTCAAGTTGGCCAGCGCTAGCACCAGCTTGTTCTGCGAGTTGCAGACAACCGGCGGCTTTACCCCGGCGGCAAACTCTGAGCCCTACATCTTGCGGGTCAAGACACTGGAGGCTGGCAAGTAATGAGCCTGCCAATTTGCAGGACTCAGGCTGCGCCATGGCTGAAAGATGGCCTATGGCGCAGAGCTCAGGCGGCGCCATCACTGGACCTGCGCTTTGCTGATAGCAAGTCCCTGGTGGATTCGGCTTCGGGCCAGAACCTGATCACGTTCACCCGTGCCAGCTCGGCAACGTTCACGGACTCCACGGGGACTCTGCAGACTGCTACAACCAATGCCCCCCGCTTCGACCACAACCCAACCACCGGGGAGAGCCTGGGGCTGCTGGTGGAGGAGCAGAGGACGAACAGCATTCGCAACAACTCAATGGTGGGTGCGGTGGCTGGTACGCCGGGGACGTTGCCGACGAATTGGGTTGCTACCACAACAGGCTCTGGCGTAACCAGGGAGATTGTCGGCACAGGAACAGAAAACGGCATTGCATACATTGACATACGGTTTGCAGGTACTGCCACGGCTGGCATTGCAATTACGATTGCCAGCGAACCCAACATTTCTGTTGCTGCGGCCAATGGTCAATCGTGGACATACTCTGCCTATGTCAAGATTGTTGCCGGTTCATTCTCCGGCTTTAATACGCCTCAAATAATCGTTGAAGAATACAGCTCTGGGGGATCTTATCTGGCGGGACAAAATACAAACGTGTCCGCTTTCACTACAACATTAACGCGAGTTACTGCAACAAGGACCAACGCAAATGCTTCTACGGCTTTTGAATATGCGGGTGTGCGCTATTACGTCAATAGCGGCAACACTGTTGATATGACTTTGCGCGTTGGCTTACCCCAGCTAGAGCAAGGCGCCTTTGTCACTTCGGTCATCCCCACCACCACCGCAGCCGCCACCAGGGCCGCCGATGTGGCGACCATTACGGGGGCGGCGTTTAGTTCGTGGTATCGGCAGGATGAGGGGACGGTGTTTGTAAAGGTTGTAAATAATGGCATTGCCTCCCAGAACTATTTGATGGCCCTGTCTTCTGGCAGCTCTTATAGCAATAGTCATTTTCTATATACGATCAGCGGAGCCCTTGGGGGCGAAACATTTGTCGGAAGCACGCAGCAATCTAGTGTTGCCATTGGCTCGATCGCGGTTGGGCAAAAGCAAAGCGCCGTTTATGGGTACAAGATCAACGATTTTGCCGCTGCGCGCAATGGCGCATTAGGTACGCCAGACACATCCGGTTCATTGCCATCACTAGATCGTCTTATGATTGGCTGCAATTTTGTAGGTGTGGCGCAATTAAACGGCACCATTGAGCGTTTAACCTTCTGGCTCACGCGCCTCCCCAACACCACGCTGCAGAGGATCACTCAATGACCCACTGCCTGCGCTGGCCGAACGAAGTTGAGGGCGTGGCGGCCATCAGGCAGGCAGGTTTTACCTACCTCTCCGAAGATGGGTCTGAGCAGATCCAGTGCTCCGGCAGCTTCCACGCCTTGGATGTAATCGGCCCCATCTGGCGTGGCGGCTCCTGGGATCCCGAAACCGGCGGGCAGTTGGAAGCCCCTGTGCTCCTGCAGGGCTGGCATGTGAATTTCATCGGAGATCTCCCGGAGGCGTGGGAGCCGTATGTGTTGACCCCGCTGAATCCGGTGCGGGTGTTCGCGTGATGGGGTCGGCAGAATGACTGCAACGCCCGTATCCGCTATGCCACCAGAGGACGTATCGCACCGCGAGATTTACGTTCGCCTGGCTGAGCTGGGCGCCAAAATTGACAACATCCTTTCGATCATGGCCGAGCGCAAGGAAGATGTAGCCAGGATCACCAAGGATCTTGATGCACTGTTCAGCCGCCAGCGCGCCCTGGAGTCCCGGCTCGCCCAGATCGCCGGCATTGGCCTGGTGCTGGCGATTGGGATCCCGGCGCTCGCCACCATGTTTCAACTCAGGCTTACCGTTCCGGTCGAGCATCAGCAGGTGAAGCCATGAACTGGCCCGTCGTGGCGTTGCTTGCCGGTTACATCGGCATCTGCGAATACCGGGCCCCATCGCCGCATCAGGCCTGCGACGCCCGCTGGAACGTCGCCCTAGGCGTGCTGGTACCTTCTCCCATTCAAGGCGCCATCCCAGCCGCTGGGCGACTGCTGGGCCTGGGCCGCCGCCGCCGTCCTGAGGCTGGCGACGTGGAGGCGAAGCCGTGACGCTGAGCAAGTCCGAACGGATCCTGGCGGCCATTGCCACAGCTCTGGCCCCCACGGCCGGCATCGGCTCAAGGGTGTTTCGGGACCGCTGGGAGGCGGTGGCCAGATCAGAGATGCCTTGCCTGGTGGTGGAACCGCTGGGAGAAAGCGACGAGGTGCCGACCACCGGACCGATCAACACCGACCTGACGGTGAGCATTGACATCCTGATCAGCGGTTCGCCGCTGAGCACCCTGGCCGATCCGATCCGCGTCGATGCCCATGCCCGCCTGATGGCCGCCAGCTTCACCGGCCTGGGTGTGATTCACATCTATCCGCAGGCTCGGGACTGGAAAGCCGAGCCGGGAGAGATTGGAATCCTGAGCTGTTCCTACGCTGTCCGGTACAGGAGTTCCCTTTCGGACCTCACAACCTGATGGCCACCAAGCCGCTCCCACCCAGGCCCACCACTGCCGGCACCTTCCTGCTGGTGGATGGGGAATGGGTCAACCAATCCCCCGCTGAATCCCTTGAGGTACTGATCAATGGCAACGACCCGGCGCCAGATCCTGATGGTGAAAAAGGAGACGAGCTACGGGGTCAGCCCAAGCACAGCCGGGACTGATGCCCTGCTGGTCCTGAACCCCCAGCTCACCCCGCTGGATGGTGACCTGCTGGAGCGCGAGATCATTGACAGCAGCTTTGGTCGGGTGCGCTCAAGGATCATTGCAATGCGCAAGATGGGCCTGCAGTTTGACGTGGAAGCCGCAGGCTCCGGCACCGCTGGCACCGCACCGAAGTACGACCCGCTGCTCTTGTCTTGCGGCTTCAACTCCACCATCGTGGCCAGCACGTCGGTGACCTACGCCCCGATCAGCACCACTCCCGACAGCTGCGAGCTCTATCACAACTGGGACGGCAACAAGCACCAGGGGCTGGGCGCCCGGGGCACGTTTGATCTGGCGTTTGAGGCCGGCCAGATCCCGAAGTTCAGCTTCAGCATGCAGGGCATCTACCAGGCCCCGACGGATGTCGCTTTTCCCAGCCCGAGCTACAGCAACCAGGCCGCCCCGGTGGCGTTCGATTCCACCAACACCGCCACGGTCACGGT